CCCTTGGTTATCCAGTTAAATATCAATAAGCTCAGGGCGATACCTTTTAATCTGCTTCCCAGTGTCGATAAAAGACCGCCTGACTTCTTCGCATGAGTATTAATCTTGTTAAAGGCTTTCTTTCCGGATTCTCCCATCTTCCGGAAGCCTTTCTGTTCATAATCTACCTGCTCTTTTATCTGTTTGAGTCTGGCCGTTATGTTGTCATATTCCTGATATCCGGCTGTCAATCCTGCTTTCTTTAATTCAGCAAGCCTTTCCTGCAATCTGATCTGCTCTGCAAGCAGATCAATCAGCTTCTGATCAGACACCTGTGCATTGATACGAATACTCTGTAACTTCTTCTCTTCTGCTGCCTGTGCCTGCTTCTTGGCATTGATCTGTTCCTCTTTTGCAATTCTGGCTTCTGTTTCAGCCATTCCCTTATCTGTCAGCTTGCGGAGATTGGCTTCATATTCCTTAACAGCATCTGTAGCGTTTCTCCATGCAATAAACACCTGATCATAATCATCATCACCAAAGTACTGCCCCTGGTCCTCCAGCTCTTTGAGAGATTTCGTATACTCTTCAACATCCACACGCAGCTGATTCATATGCTCATCTGCAGATGTGATACCTTCTTTGGCTCTCTCCATCTCCGCAGCCATATCTTCCACCTGCTGTGCAATCTGTGCCTGCTGCTGTACATTACTCTTCCAGTCAAAGTCAACTTCTCTTGTCACTTCCGGCTCTGGAGTCTGCGCCGCCAGTTCTTTCTGCTCTTTGGTCTTGGCAATCAGGGCATCAATATGCGCCTCTTCCTGCTCTGTCCACACAGATCTGTAATCCGGTCCATTAGTCTGCACAGCTTCCTTCTGCTTCCTGATATTCTTATCAAGCTCTGTATTTACTTTTTCAAGGGCTTTAGCCTGTTTTTCATAATCTTCGGTTTTTACACCGGATGATACCTTATCCAGTTCTTCCACTTTCTCTTTTGCATCATCCGCTTTACCTTCGATATCCTTGAAAGTCTTAGCAACTTTATCCAGTTCCGTTGAGTCTACCTTAGTACTTACACGTATGCTTGTATCATACTCTGCCATGTTGAGCCCCTTTCTAAAAACAGAGCCAGTTACATGCTGTCACACACGTAATCCGGCTCTTGGGCTCTCTGACGCTATTTTTTATTCCTTAATTGATTGAAAAGTGCAAGTGCCTCTTCATCTTCTTTCTTCTCTTCTGCCGTAAGTTCTGTCTGTTTATTACCTATCTTATACACCTGCTGTGCTGTCTTAATAGCTTTGCGCTCATTACTTGACATTTTAGCGTCCAGCTTTTTGCAGCGTATGTCTACGACTCTTGTAAAGGCACATCCTTCCAGGTTGGTCAACAGCCCCATAAATACGAACCAATGCATCTGCACTGTATTCAGGTCAATCCCATATTGTTTAAGGAACGCAGCGTAAATCCTCCATTGATCTACATCAAAGTCGAATGCCTTTACACTGCTTTTATCCTTCTTGTGGTTATCATGGTTGTATTCATTCAGGTACCATACCAGACCTTCTATAGCCTCTTCGGGTGATGCTGGTTTCTCATCACCGCAAAACAGCAGATTCAATGCCTGATAGACTCTTACATTCTCTTCATATTCCTCATCCTGCAGGCATTGCATGATCTGAATCCCTATACGGAAAGATGCATCTATATGATATCCATGCCATTCATATGGCAGCTTGTCCAGCATGACATTGAACATACCTATCTCTTCCTTCTATTCTTGCGGTTACTGCCATATTGCGGGTTAAATGTGCCACCCTGTCTCTCCCTGCTATACTTATTTGCAATGCGTTTTTGTCTCTCATTTGTATAACGGTCAAATATAGGCAGCATCTGATCAAAGAAATCAGCAACTGCGTATGGGGATGGTGCTGTGGTATCAAATACCTTTTCACAGCAATCTTCTCCAAATATATTATCAATCTCTGCTGTGATATCCTGCATTACTGTTACCAGAAGCTGTATATGCTCTTTCTGGTTCATTCCTGTGCCCTTTGCCTTGATCTCCTGCCCTTTGTTGGAAAATTTATCAACCAGATCATAGAATCCATCTAAAAACTGCACATCTTCCACAGGAATTGTTATAATATCTCCATTGTCATTTACTTCAATATCCAGTGTCTTTCTTACTCTTAAGCTTTCCATTATTACCATCCTCTCTGAAGTGATGGGTGACAGAGAGGTGCACCCACCACTATGTTAATATTGATTAACACCTATGATTATTATGTTGGTGTGAACTCCTTCGTTGATACGTTAAATGTACCCTGAATCGGATCACCTACACCGCCCAGAGTCATATTGTTCATAAGTTCACTACCTGCATCTCCTCCGATGGAATCAAACTGATATGAGCATTTGCGCTTTACAGCCGGATATACTCCCGCCTCCGTAGGAGTCTCCAGAATGTTCACACGAACATAATCAGACATTGCCTCGGAACCTGTCGGCAGGATCTTGATCTTCTCATTCATCCACGCCTGAAGTTCATCATCTTTGATGTACTCTTTTTCCACACTAATGGATGGTGTATAGCTTTTGATGTTAGTTGTTCCGTTCTTCTGGTTAATATACTGTTTTGTCTCTGACTCTGCGTTAAATTCTTCTGATAAAGAAGTAATTCCATCACCAAGCAGCACATATTTTTCTACATCTGACGTTCCAATATTGAAGAAATGCATCAGCTTTTCTCTCATTTCTGACATCGTTTATCTCTCCTTCACATACTTAATTGCGATTGTAATCTGATATACAGAATCGTTCTCGCTGGTTGCCCCCCTATAGAATGGAGTAGTTATCTTTATCTCTTTTACAGTTGCATCTAGCAGCACAGGATAGTTTCCAACTTTGTTCTGTTCTTCCACCCATGCTGCCAGTTCTTCACCAAACACATTGTTATCAATGCATTCCGTATTACTCTGATTAGCCAGGCAGGCCCTGAATGTGTAATGATCCGTGTATTCTTTCTTCCCAGACAAATAGGACTTAACTGTCTGAACCGGCTCTTTTGCAAGTGAATATCTCCCTGCTCCTGCTCTCTGAATCTCTGTGTCAACACGCTTCAGTTTAAAATCTTTCAGCCAAATGATAATAGCCTCTGATACTGTCATTTACCTGCCTCCAATCTTGCTGCCTTCTCAATGGCATCCCTTCCACCATCCTGCAGCATATGCTCTACCCAGTGGTCGCTGCGATTGCTGCCATTATGATATTGCAGTTTTCTCACCGGATCAGAAGGGACTTTCTTAACTTCTTTTCTGGAGCGCCATCCGTTCTCTGTTTTAAATCCGGCGCAATGCAGATCAGGATCTTCATATACAATCCCATTCCACATATAACGTGCATATGGTGTGTTCCATACTACATCCGTCTGATTCTCAATATGCCCGCTTGCTTTAAGCATACCTTCTTCAAATGGAACATAGTCATCAGAAAGCTTCAAAACCTCATCAGTCACTACCTGCTGCACTCTTCCTCTTTCATTTACTCCCAGAGTCTTCATGCAGTCCTGAAGATTGAAGTCGCAATTATAATTAAAGCCCATTTACTTTGCCACCACCTTGATATGTTTCAGTCTTGGCATATTGCGGTTGTCTGACACGGAGGTTACCGTAACAGCATATTGGTGCTGTTCCCGCAATTCTGATATTTTGAAATCCTGTCCAATTTCCTGTGTAGCTTCTCCCATAACGATAACGTCCTTCCCACATTTCGCATTCAGTGTCCAGTAGTTTGGGCGTGCATCGTCCGATAGCCTGTTATACTCTATCGGTTGCAAATATGGCTTATTACCATAGTTTCGTCCAAAATCTATCGTAATGCTCTCTACTTTATTCTCTGTCTGCACCCCGTTGGAAGTAGACACCTCATTGCGGTTATGTCTCCACTGCACACCTTTGATCAGAGTTCTGCTCCAGCTCTCTGTGCCATCTTCTGATTCATGATAGTTATATACTGTTGCGATATCGCAAAACAAAACATTCATAGGCATATTGCTCCCGCCAATCCTGTTCCTCTCAGGCCATTCTGCACTATATTTCTTAATTGTGCTTCTTTCTCCTGTGCAGTCGTAATCTTGTAGGACTCTGAATATCCATCATTGCTTACGGATGTAATGCCGGTACCCATGCCAGATGCTTCCTGCGCCTGAATATTGTTGATCAGCTGGCATACAGTCTGACTGATTGCATCTCTGATTCCCTTCTGGAATAATGTTGCCGACTCTTCATCATAATCATTGCAGAATTTCTGCGCTCTCATGTGCGTATTACAATCAATTACTCTTGCTGCCTGCTTGTACAATCTATTGAACTCCTGTTCATCTGAAATATTGGTAAAAAGGGAGCTGTAATACTCCCAATCAACATAAGGCATATTATTGCTCCCTTCCTTTCATGCTTATTCTGTAGGTGTAACCTTAATGTCGGTAAGCATACCAGCCATCTTAGAGTTCTTAAGCACGCATCCTGCTACAAGCTCGACTTCACCCTTCTTTACAGCTCCCGGCGCAGACATATCTGGCAGATATGTGTGGATGATAGATGTCTTTTCTTTAGGTGAAATACCATGGAATGCTGAAAGTCCAATCTTAAGACCAATGATAGAGCTTGTTCCGGTTGTTTCATCAATTGCCACACAGTCTTCTTCCTTGGTTCCGTTGTAGTACTTTCCTGCGTCCATCAGAATGATATTATCGTAGGTCTCGATAGTCTGTCCAAAATCATTCTTGTCTCTGCTGTAGTAGCCCATCTTCTGACCGATATACTTCATGACCGCCAGCATGGTGCTGTTCATCATGAGCATATCCGGCTTCTCAGCGAATTCTCCAAGCCATTTATTCAGTTTTAAAATAAAGGAATCTCTGTACTTGTCGATATTCTCCACATCTGTCAGCACAATGCCATCTGCTGTAACCGTAGTCGATGCACCTGTAAGCAGCTTACGCAATCCATCAAACTTTGCCTGTGTATATCCTTTACCTCCTGCAGTATTTCCATTGATAACCACATTATGGAACAGGTTAGATGCTGCCTTTACCTTTTCCCTTAACTGAAACTCAATTTCGTTAACTGCTCCGGATGTATTCTGGATAACACGATCTACTTGGAATGCTCCACCAAAGATATCAAGATCTGCGGTCTTCTTTTCCCTCTTGGCTTCATTTCCAGTGTATTCTGTGTTAATATCTCTGCGCTGTGCAGTTGAAGGTGTCTTTAACTGCATATATCCGTATGTCATAGTAGATCCACCTGTTCCTGGTGATACTGCATCATCAAAAACAAGTCTGTCCAGTAAGAATGAATCGCGTCTGAATTCATCCACTACCATCTGATCTACCTTATCGGCCATACCAACCTTAGCTTCTTCTAACGTAATCATCTGATTTCCTCCTCATTAATTTTTATAATGGTCTGCAATTGCACTCTTCAATGTGTCCTGTGGTGTAGGTGGATTGTTATTTACTCTGCCAGGCACATCAACATTACCGGTTTTATTTGGTTCCGGCTCACCGAAGAGCATCTTGCTATCTTCTGCTTCTGTCAATTTTTTCAACGCTGCGACAATGTCCTCTTTCTGATTCTTGGATGCTTTCAGTGCAGGAACGTCCAACAATGCTGTGATCGCCTTTGGAATCTTACCCTTTACTGCTGCAATACTTTCTTTCAGAAGGTCATCAAAGTCTCTGTCTGCAATCTTGGCATCATAATCCTTCTGAATGTTCTCTTTCTCGGTTTCCAGATCTTTGATGCGCTGATTCAGACCAGACACATCCACATCCTTAAATTCGTCCAGCTTAGTCTGCAGGTCTTTCATGGCTGCGTCATTTGCCTTAATAGTCTCATTTGCTGCGTCCAGCTTTTCTTTCTGCTTATTGTAGTCAGCTACAGGCTTGTAGTTCTCTCCTACTGCATTATTAAGGCTTTCTTCTTTGTCTTTGGGTACTTCAATACCCAATTCTTTCAAGATAGTTAAAATGTTCTTCATATCATTCTCCTTAAATGATTTATTTACCGGACTTTCTCCGGTCTGGGAAGTTGCGGGGGCAGGAATCGAACCTGCGACCTTCAGGATATGAGCCTGACGAGCTTCCGCTGCTCTACCCCGCC